GCTGTACGGTTACCTTTGATGCTAAAATAATATAAATCAAGCTCTAGAATCGTATTGATTCTATATTGATTGTTATCCCTTTCAGGAAAAAGAACGTCGCCTACTTGAATATTAGCTGTGGCTGTATTTTTTCTTATAATTAATTCAATACCTTTATTTAATTGTCTTTTATCATTTGCAAAAGACATATCACCATCAGTGAACTTTAATTTTGCCCATATGGTTGCAACTGTAGATTGTGAAGATGTAAAGCCACCAAAACCATCAGATGATTTAGTTAGTCTCTTTATTGCTACTCTATCTCTAAATTGACCAATATTCATTTTAAATATCACTTATAAATTTGAAAGGGTCTAATATTTTTTTTACGCTTGATGGTATCTCAGTTATGTTACCTGCA